ACGCCGCTGGAACCTGTCAGGCCCGTATAAGCTTTGGTTAGATCGTTATACTAACGGTTTTCTGTCAGAAACGTTTTGTACCTTATGCATAATTATATAACACAATTAAATTAATTTCTCAATGATTGTTTATTTTTATAAAATCTTTACAAAAAAGATTCCAAGCTTTTTTTTCTGCTTTTTTAATTTTTATGATTATTTCTTTTATTAATTCTTTATCTTTCATACTAGCTCCTTAATGACTTTATTACATCATTCATTGTATCATCCCAAGAGCCTAATTTTTCAGCTTCTTTCCGTCCATTTGAACGTGATGATTTAATATTTGTGCTTGTTGCTTTCTTAGCTATTTCAGCTTCTTTCTTGTTTTTTTCAATAACAGAAGCGCGTTCTTTTTCTAACTCTTTGGCTCGTGTAGCAGGATTAGCCCAAACAGCTTTGTCATAAGCCGTCTGTAAATCCAGACCAGTTCTTAACAATATAGCTATATCATCAGCTAACTCGTTAAAATACTGGTTCTTTGGATCACTTGCGAAAGAATCTACAGTTTGCGTAATTCTTTGCAGTTCTTCGTTCTCATAGCGGCTTTGGATTTCTCGCTCTTGCTGCTCTATGCGTGATAACCTTTGCTCTAGTTCTTGCGTATGCTTATCAGGTAAAGTCTGGCCTTCTTTTGGGATGATTCCAGACTCCATGCCAATGCGTAAAAAAGCCTCTTGTCTTTGTTCAAGCGATCCTTTAGTCAATGCTTGATGATGCGTCATCAGATTATAGATGACTTGCGGCTCAGGTATTCCAAGCGACTTAATATCTTCCCTGAAAGGTTGTAGCGCCCTGTCTACTTCCTGCGCGTAACGATGACCTTCTTTATATTGCTCAATGCCGTCAAGCATTTGTTTCTCACGCGTCTCAATGTAGTCCTGAGCTTCTTTAGGAATCTTCGACCAGTTTTCGTGCTGATCTTTTGCCCATGATGCAGGCGCTGATTTTAGTATTTCATCCTCTTGCTTACGTTCGGATTCGTCCTTGTCATCAGCATTTTGTGCACTCTCGGATTCTTCTTTTTCAGCATCTGAGCTATCCTGTCCCACTTTTTCTGTGTCTTTTGAAACTCCCTCATTTTCTTCCGTATCATCAATATTTTGATCATCATTAAACCCCATTGATTCAGCAATTTCCGCAACACCTGCATTTATATCAAACTCTTCGCTCATAATCGTATAGTCTCAACGTCTGCACCGGCTGTAAGCTCGATGGCTAATTGTTCCCGTTTTAATAACGGCATGGTTTCAAATTCCTTTTCTACTGTTTGATCAATAGCTCTGTCTAGTGCTATTTCTTCTTCTTTTGTTCTCCTATCAAAATCTTGCTTAATACCTGGGTCATATTCCATGCAGCCACTAACTGCTAAGTCCTCGACACGCTCTTTCTTGTTACGGATTAAACGCCCCGTAGTAGGAGACTCATAGCCATTAAAGTCATAACGCATATGAGCGGGTATAGTCATCAATGGAGCTGATAAAATAACCTGTTCAGCTTCTGATCCGCAATAACATTGAACACGGTTACAATGCTGCTTCATTGAACTGATACGCTCAATTATTTGTCCTGTTTGCTGACACTTATAAGTATAAGTTGGCATAGATTGCTGATACCTTATTAAGTAATGATTTACGTTTTGCCGCTTCTATTATAACACTGGTTAATATTGATTGCTTTTTGCTCTCTTGAATATAGTCTATATATAGACTTAAAAGCAACTTTGCTCTATTTATATCATTTCTTAGACTAGCAAAATCAATTTCTTGTGATATTTTCTTTGTATCTAAAGCGTAAGGCTTAACTATCTTAGCCGCTTTATGCTGTATCTTTTTTGGTGCTGATTTACTGGTTAACTCTTTGTAGTAATCCTCTATCGCATTATCTACTAAGTCAGTGACAGTTTGAGTCTTTTGGTTTTGTTGCTTGGCTTGCCAGTTTATGCCTTTGTGGTCGTCTCCACCTAAAGGCAATAAAGAGACAATTAAGTCGCTAGTTATTTGTACATTTAATGCTAATAAGCTGTCTGTATCTTGCCAATTTACCGATAAATTAACAGGTATAGATGAATTTATTAAAACACTATCATTCTGGCTCTGTATGCCTAGCGTAGAATTGTTTAATAGTGCTACTGTTCCATTGACAACACTATTAGAATCTGTCCATGCTGCGTTGATATTAATGCCAACTGTAGCAACATTCGCATTGATTAAAACTACGCTATTTTGACTTGTCCATCCTAACGAAATCGGATCATTTAAATTTACACTTAACGATACTGCATTGTTCTGACTTGTCCATCCTATAACTAAACTATCGGATGATAATTCAGTTATAGCTATACTGCTATCTTGACCCGTCCAACTAACTACCCCAGTTAAGCTAGTTGATGACTCTGCTAATGATCTAAGAGCTAATAACATTCATTTATTATACTGGTGTTTCTGCCCATGTAAACGCTGCCAATATTGAAATAGTAGTTGTAATAGTAGCTAATGAAATAGATGTCCCTGGAGAAATAACAATTGAACCATCAAATATTTCTTTAACCGTTGCAACCTGAGCCAATCCAGCCGTTGCAGCTGTTCCAAACGTAATCTGAGCCATACCTATAGGCCTTAATGCTGTGGGAACTGCTGGCAATGTTGCAGCACCATCAACCTTAGCAACTGAAGATGCACCGGCACCAATCAAAGTAGATGATACTGTCAATGGGGTAGTATGGACAACTGCTGCCGCTACTGGATTATTGTTAAAAGCTAGAACTAAGTTTGTACCTGTTGCTACCTCAGTTGCCGCCAATTGAACATTTGCTTCAAGTAAAACTAAGTTTTTACCTGATCCAGCCGGATTAGATAAAATATACCCCGTAGCTGTTGCTGTTGAAAGTAATGAAACAGCTGTTGCCGCCTGACTTGATGCAGTGAAAAGGTTAGCATTTTGAGCAAGAGCCGCATATTTTGGATATAGTTCTGTAACTAAAAGCTCATTTAACCATCCTTGTGCTAAGTTGTTTTGTCCTGATTTATTCGACTGAGAAGGAATACCGCCAGCTTGTGCTTGTACTAACATGATAGTGACCTATTGGTTATATAATGATGGATCGTTACGCATTGCAATAATATCGTCACGAGTTCTAAATTCTGATGCAATTAAATATGTTTGAATCCTAAGTTCAATTAATATTAGTTTTAAAATTTCGTCTCCTTCTTCTCCCTCCGAATTAATCATATCATCTACTACAAGCGCATTGTTTTCTACACTTGAAACAGCGAATGGGTTACTAGGGTCTCCAATGACCACCGTTTGACGATGCTTGGTTATATTTGTAACTGGGTCAGAAACAATAAAAGTATCGACCTGTTTACCTGCTCCGTCTACCGCAACTTGAACAAATGATTCATTAGCCATTAAGCATTACCTGCTGTAATCGTGAAGCCAGTCACAGAAACAGTTAACCCTATGCTTATAACTGCGGTATTCAATATCAACTCAGTTCCGCTTATTCCTGCTGTTCCATCAATAACCCATGCTGCTGCGCTGGTTGTTATCCTGAACCATGTTGCAGTGCCTGCGAATAATCCTGTTGTATTGGATGGCAAGGTAGGCGATAACACAGAAGCAGAAGAAGCGCCTGAAAACGGAGTACCTAAGGTAAACTCTGCCAGTTTGTTAGTAGCTGTGCCACCTGCTGCCGGTTGCGTACCGTCATAGATTTGCAATTTACCTGCGTTTCCTACTGCTGTTGTAATTGCATCATTCTGTGCGTTTCTTAATGCAGTGTTATAGTGTGGCATTATTACCGCCTAAATCTATTGAAATTGGTTGTTTAATTGCTTCGATTAATTGTGATAATTGACCGTCTTTCCCTTCTTTATCCATCATAGCCTTTGATTCTTCGTTTTGCATTCTGAATGATTCTGATTGCATACGCATTGATTCTGTTTCCGCGCTAATTCTTGCCATTTCAAGCTTTGTATTTGCATCAATTGTAGCTCTTGCAATATCTGTTTCCTTTTCTATCTCTGAGGCTATTTTAATTTCATTTAGTCTAGCATTTGCCTCAAATTCTACCTTCCATCGCTCAAACTCTATTTGCGCCTGTGTTTTACCTTGCTCAATAGCTACCTTTGCTCTGTTTTCCATTTCAAACTGTACAGATTCTCTCTGTGTTTTGGCCTGGTCTAACTGTGCGGCATGTTGCAATTCTGCTTGCTTTGCTTGCATGTCCATCTGCTTTAATTGCATACTATTATCAGGTGGTGGGGCTGGCGGCTGTGGTGGCGTTGGCTCCTTCATTGATTCGATATACTGCTCTATTTCATCGCCAAATTGATACCGTCTAACAATAGCCATCATCATAGCTTTTGCTGCTTCAAATGGGAAAGCGCCTGACTGTATCAAAGGAGTTACGCCTTGCAAGTATTGCCCTAATGCCGTCATTACATCAGCTATTTGTTTTTGATCTTCTACTGCTTCCGGCAAAACTGTAGAATTAGTTTCGATGTCTATCTTATATGACCGCATACGATCATTCTTAAGCATCTCAAGTACTTTAGGCCATTGTATGCCCTGCATTAACTGTTGAGCTTGCTGTACTTGTGGCGGTATTTGTGGCGGCTGCCCTGGAACTTGTGGCATTTGTTGAGATTGCATCTGGTAAGATTGCAGTATCATTTGAGCCTGTTGTAGCTGCTCAGTAGTCGCAAAGTTTAGTCCTGTCATTTCTGCCCATGTTTTCTCACTAAACTTAGTAGCAGCAATCTCAAGCATGATTCTCAACATATCCCTTGCATATCTTTGCACCTCGCCTTGCATCCTTTTTAGCCTCATGGTTCCCCATTGCGATTTTATTCCCTGCGCTGTAGCAGTTTCACTGGCTACTGTTGAACCTCTGATAATATCTGATATGCCGGTAATTTCATATATAACCTGCTTGCATTGCTCGCGAGTAGCATAAAGGTTTTGCAATACCTGCATCATCTCGGCAATAGGCATAAACCAGATAGCATTTTGGAATCCTTTCTCGGCTGCTAGGCTTGCTGATTTATCGGCTGGCGTGAATGTATTATCATCACCTTTTAAAAGGTTCTCAATGTCTGAACCTAACTCACCATCATAAATACCTTTCGCTTTGATAGATGAGCTTAGCCTATTAATCCGTCTGGTTAAGTTGTTTATCTCTTTAGCTTGATTTTCGTAGTAGATATAAGGAGCTATTGCATCTAATGACTGGCTTTGCTGTGTAAATAATATCGGCTTGGGAATTGGGAAAAATCCTGTTAATTGTAGCGGGTCATCTTCAACCAATAAAAAGTCTTCTTTGTATTGATTTGAAACATACCTTACTTTCTTGTCATCTCTATCCCATATCTGATAGATACAAGCTGTCTTTTCTCCGCCTTGCTTTTCTTTGTCTTGACGCTTTTCCTTATCGTCTTCGCTTACATCGTCATTAGCTAAAAATGTTAGTTTCGATGCCTTATCTTTAAAAAGGCGCTTTGCTTCGTCTTCGTCTATGTGTTCTTCAAAAGCTACCCAAGGCACTTGTGACCATTTCTTTGCATAACCAAAATAGACACGGTTCCACACGCGAGAATCAATACAGACTAACTCGGATGACTTGTTGTAAACTTCTCCCTCATCATCTTCGTTTATGTCTGCATCGTATTTTATCAGCGTTACACCACGCCCAGGCAATAATGCGTCCAATGTAGCGTTTTTCATGCCTTCGTCAAATGTCTCATACCCATCAACGCCAGTGTCCAGCAAATATTCAAGTAATCTGGTTGCTGCGTGTGCTGCTGCTTGAGTAGATGGGTCTTGGTCTTCTTTAAAACGTTGGCGTACTGATGGCCTTGGAACTGCGGAATAAATAGCAGGGAATAATGTCTCTGTATTAGAGTATAGGATATTGAATGGTACTTTTGCAGGGTCTTCTGAGCTGTAAATGTCTAAAACTTTTTGTCCTGTTGCATGGAAAGTTTTATCTCTGTCTTTTGCTGTAGCAATCTCACGTAGCCAATAGGTGATCTTAGAATCATCGTCTGACTTTTCATTTTCGCTCATTCTTGATTCCTTTTGGCTGCCATTCTTGCAAAATGTTGTTTGGTCAGTGACTTCATTGTTATAGATTGTACAGACTTGTTAATTAATTGCTGATCTATCGCTATATTTTCAGGTTCTTCCCTGGCTTCCTTCCATACTAATGATAAATATCTGAATGAGTCCGCAAAATCACTTGACCAATCATGCACTGGTTCAGTAGTAAATATCTTCTTTTCATCATCCCATTTATGATGGTAAGACCTTAAAGCTTCTAAACCATCTTCACACAAATGTTCATTAAAGTAACATCGTGGGAAAGTTGCTCTTGCTGCCTGAATACCGCCCTCTTTACTTGTGTTCGGAGTACGCTTTATCTTTCCTAGTCTACCATCACTATTGTCATCTACAAACTGTTGTCTCACGGTCTTACCACCTGCTGCCAATGTGTCATGAAATGCATCATGCGGTAGCCATATGGTAGAATACTTATAAGGTTTATCACTTAACAGATTACAGTAAAACGGGACATCTTTATGATTGCTTGAATGACAATCGATAACATAAATCTCTGATCCTACAACCTGAAAAAACCATATACAAGTCGAGTCTTTCTTACCTATGTCGAAACTACAGTGAACCGGATAGCGTGGATTATACGGATACTCTCCAATTCTACCTAATATCTGTAATTTAGCAATACAATCAGCCCATATTGCACCAATAACAGCGGCCTCAAATGATACATAATACTCTTGCTGAAATAAAGCCTCTCCAAATTCAGGCCCATGTAAGCTTATAAGCTCTTGTCTAATTCGTTGTAATTGCTCTGGACTAAATACGTTAGAATCATCAACAGTCTTAACATCATAAAACCAGCCTGGCTGTGTTTCTGCATAAGCACACATCTTAAAAAAATGGTTCTTCCCTCTTGGCGTAGAGTTAAAACCCACCCAGCCGTTATTCTCTTCTATGATCGGCATTAAATAGGCCCATGCTGATGGGTTGCTGATAGCATACTCGCTAAATACTAATCCAACCGGCGGTGATCCTACTAAGCTATTAAAGTTATCTGATCCTACAAGTTGTATTGTAGAGCCTGACTTTAACGATATTTTCATTTCTTGCTGATTAGTACCTGACCTTAATATTTCAGGGCATATGGTATCTAATCGCTTCTTACCTGTGTTTGGATTAATAGCATCCCACATTGACTTTCTTGCCTGGGCATATTCAGGCAACATGTACCAGTAGTTACCTATTCTTTCATGAGCTGCACAGACGGTATGGTTTAAAAATATATCATCTTTACCGAACCGTCTGTGATGTCTTGCTACTGCTCTCTTGCCACCGTTTTTTAAATAGTTCCATAGTGGTTTTTGTGGCTCTCTTGGCTTCCATTCATATGGGAGTCTTATATCAACCACCGAATATAGCTAGTATATTTTCAAATACTAAAACAATCCAGTCAATCATTTCATTCTCCTATATTTTTATCTATTATTATATTTACTACAGCCTGAACATTAGCATTAACCTGTAACGGCAATAGCTTTGCATAATGTCTATAAAACTCTGTTTGGTTTTCTAATGCCCAGTCAGCAAAGTTCTTAACTCCACCAATGCGCTCAAAAACATCAAGAATGTTCTCTTGACATCCACGAGTCACCTTGTTTATTGACCCAGGCTCTCTACCGCCTGTCTTTAATCCTTTAGCCATCTGTTTTAGAAAATAGTTTATTTAAATCAATTATACACAATTATTAATAAGTCAAGCATTATTTTCTTGAATAATCTTATCAATTACTGATTGTCTTATTTCATCAACAACAGGTTTTACCGCGCTATCGAATGCGTCATTCCAGTCCCTTGTTACTCTACTACTGAAAACTTGTATATCTATTTTACTATATCCATTATCTATTAACCACTTGCTATCTTGTGCTATTGCTGATATTTCATTTTTCAATTTCTTTGCCTCTAATTCATATGTCAATAATCTATAATTAATAAGTTCTTGAACGTTTCTCCTATCTAATATATCAACTGCCATTGTCTTGTTTCTCAATATCATCGGCTATTTCATTATAATGCCTGGCTAAGTTCCTGTAATAATTATACTCGCTTAGCCTATCTTGATGCTCTGCAACTTGTATCATTCGCTTAGCTGCATCTCTGTATTGTTCGGGTGTTGTGTCAATCATTATAACCACCTAAAAACACGACCAAACTTTTTACTTTTAATCCGCTCAATTACTCTAACTGTTCCACCTATTATGTGCAGTTTAGTTAAGCAATTTCCAACCGTTCTTTTTGAACCGTAAGGCCTCATTTCAACTCCTTATTATCAACTTCTTTAAGCCGCTTCTCAAGCTCTCTAATGTCAGATACATGCTCAGGCTTAACCCAAACATCTATTCGTTTATAACCGGCCTTCCTTAGCCGGTCTTTGTATGCTGCTTGTATTTCTGCGTTTTTCATTATCTTTATAAATTTTTTATCTTAATTAAATAAATTAAGGAAGTCATTAAATTCATTACCAAAAGTCATTTTTTTATCTCTTTTTGCATTTTTAAATGCTTGTTTTCTTGATACTCTAAAACCATTAATGTTGTTTTTATAATCATTAACTTCTCTTTTAGCCATTTGATTGATTGAAAATTTCATCTTCTTATCTCCGTTTGTGTTTCTTGTTAAGTTGACTATAGAATATCACAATTACCGGTAATGTCAAGTATTATTTTAATAAAGTTTCAATTGTTTTTGCTAATACTTGTAACTCTGTTAACTTCATTATGTTCCATATTGTTTTACGTCCATGTATTCCGTGCTCGTTATCTTGATGGCATGTTTTGCATAGCGGTATAACCATGTAGTGACTTATACGCCGTCCACAATCTAAAATATGGTGCGCATCAACTGGACTTAATTCACCGCATACTCCACAATTCATGTTTTTAATTCTGAATATATGGCGCTTTTCTTTGTCGTTCACTTATACTCCAAATCTGTTTTAAGTGTCATTCTCAATTGCTCATGTGCAAAGCTCTTAACTTCATCAAGAAACTCAGCTCCTTGCTTTACTGTTGCATCAAGTAAACTAAGGCGTTTTTCATCTGTTACAAAGGCGTTTAACTGTTTAGCAGTGTCTTTATAGCCATCTACTTCCAATTGCCTAATAGCGAACATTGTATTTGCCCATTCTTCATTATCTCTAACAAAGATAGGCAACAAAAACCTTTCTTTTAAAAACTGATTACATTCATCTTTATACAATCCCATTTCTTTTGAAATATCAGTTATCCATAACCAACGCAATCTATTTTGCACTGCACTTAGTTCTTGGTCTTTGGTTAATCGCACAAAGTTCTTTATTGTTACTTCAATAGGTGTTTTTTTTAACATTGATGAATAGCAAGAATTAAACCATCTTATGCAATGATTTAATGATTGAATATCTTTTAACAAAAACTTTTTCATAAGATAGCTACCACTGCTTCACCTTTTTTTTCATCTCCATCGTATTTATTCCAAAAACAAGGCTTTGATTCTCTTTTGCTTAAAACTTTAATATTCCTTAACTCAAGTCTATTACATGCAACGCGATCCATTGAAGTCGTAGATCTATGTATTTCTAAATCACCATTCAATTTTTTAAATTCTTCAAGCTCTTTTATTAATTCTGATATTTTCATCTTTCCTCCTAACATTTATGATTTTTTTAACCTACTACCCACTTCTTTAGATTTAACCAGCCAATTCGCAAAAGCAGGGTATTTGTCCACTTTTGCAAATTGCTTTTCATATTTTCTGAAAAAACTCTCGTCTTTCATTCCTTCTGCATAACCGTAATAAGGTTCTTGTTTTGTCATGTTTCCTCAAAACTTTATAATTTCGATGACTTAATTTATACCTTTTTAGGCTGTTTGTCAATACGCTTACGAATTATTTATGCGTTATTTATTCTGTCTTTTGCAATATCAAAATATTTTTCTATCAAATTATGAAATAAATCGTTGTTTATTAATTTAGATTTTATTTTTTTTAACAACTCTCTTTCTGTACTCATTTTCATATCTCCAAAATTATTTCGTTATTAACAACTATTCTCAACCTTACCGGCTTCCCAAAACTTGCGCTAAACAGTTTTAAAAATTCTGCTGTTTCAGGCGTTTTTTCTTGTATAGCTAACCATTGAGCTTGCTTTTTTGTTTTCGCTTCGTGTATAGAGTTTAAATTGCGTTCTTTTGCTTGTTCTGATAGTTTTTCTAATCTATTTTCTATTTCCATTCTGTCCACATAGCCAAATGTTTAATAAAATCGGCTTTTACTTCTATTTTCTGGCCGTGTCTGTTTTTATCGACAATTATATAATCTGACATATCTTGAACCTTTGGCTGTTCTTGTGGCTTGTTTACATATTTACTTGCAAAGCTCGACATTGATTCTTGAGGCTTCTGTTCTTCCTGCTGTTCTTGTGTTGATGGTCTATGTAATAAAATAATTTGATCGGCTTCTTGTTCAATTATTCCAGAATCCCGTAAATCTGACATCATGGGCTTTTTATTTGATCGCTTCATGTTGTCTCTATTTAGCTGTGCTAAAACAATAACTGGAACGTTTAATAACTTAGCCATGTTTTTCATAGTTGTTATAGTTTCACCTACGCTTAAATTCTGGTTAGCTAAATCTTTATCGTGTTTTATCTTGGTTAAATAATCGACAATGATTAAATCTAAACCGTGTTCCATTTGCCAAGCTCTAGCCTGCATCATTATCTCACTGGCTTTTATGATCGGTTTATCGTAAATAAATAGTTCTTTATCTCTTATTGTTGAAGATGATGCGGTTATCCTTGTCCATTCCTGCTCATCTATCCTTGCGTCTCTCATTCTTGTTGAGTCGATTGATGTAATCATACTCATTAGCCTAATCATTATCTGATCGCAGGACATTTCCATAGAAAAAAATCCTACTTTTTTATTCTGCATCAAGATATTTCTAATTATTGAAACGGCAAAAGCTGTTTTACCTACACCTGGGCGAGCACCTACAACCATCATATCTGTTGATTGCATACCACCTAAAGCCATATCAACCTGATCAAATCCTATTTTTAAACCAAGATGACCGTTAGAGTGAAAAGCTTTGTCTAAATGATCTACATAAGATTTTAAAGCTTCCTTCATTGTGTAGTTATGCTTTCTAGCATCCATACTTTGAAGTTTGTTAATGTTTGTCATCAATTCAGAAACAGCTTCTAGGCTTTCTGTTCCTTGTTCTATTTCTTTCAATGCATTTTGTAATGTTTGCTTAATTCCTTTATCAATAAAAATATTTTTTAGTAAATCAAGAGAATATTGAAAGTTAGCTTTGCAACTTAAGCACTTTGTTTGCCATTCGCATACAACCCATAATTCATAGCCAGGCAATCTTTCATGTAATCCAAATGCATCTATCGTGATATTGCTACCGGCCATAGATAACATTACTTCGATTGGCTTTCTATAATTATCGAACCAACGTGGTTCTATTTGAGAGGAAACTATACATTCTGGATGATTAAGAATAACGCCCAAAATCTGTAGTTCTATTCTGTCTTGTTTTGTCATGAATATTTACCCTCAACAATATCAATAAATCTTTTGTATTCAATTAAAAAATCTAAATTTGCTTTCCAAATAGAACCGTTTGATTCACCCATAAGAAACTTTCTTGTTTTAATTAAATTAAAATATTCTTTCCAGTCATCAAGGTTTTTTATACCTGGATCACTAATCCAAATCTTTTTAATTTTCTTTTTTCTTTCGTCTGTAATTTTTGCTACACCAGGCAATGAAGGTAAAGTTTCTTGATAAAGATTTACTATTTTTTCATACGGTACTGAAACGACAGTTTTAGGAATATATATATTATCTGTATCTGTATCTGTATCTGTATCTGTATGGTTACAATTATGTTGTAACATAGACTTAACATCTGTTATAACATCTGTTACTTTTTCGTTACTACCCCAACGTTTTTCTGCTGATTTCTTACCAGCTAACGAAGTTTTTACAGATTTTTTCCTTACTTTTTCTAATTCTTCATCAATTCTTTTGTGATGCCATAATCCTGTTGAATCTATGTTAAAAAAGTGTTGTAACGTAAAAATAACATCTGTTACTTTTTCTTTATCAATCTTAGTGATACAAGATATGTGTTTTTCATTTATTGGTTTTCCTGTTTGCCAATAATTCATAATTAATAATAAATAAGCACCGTGTTCTTCTGCTGATAAGTGCATCGTATCCGCTAAATAATCGGCAACATAAAGCTGCATATACGGAAGCGCCGCCATTGTTAATCCCTAGCTTCAATTAAGCCATATTCTTTAGATTCTTTTTTTATAAGGTAATTTAGAACACCTGCCATGCTTCTGTCTTGAAGCTTAGCCAGTTTAGGAAGCAATGCTTTTGAATCTTCGCTTAGATAAAACGTAGATGTTTTTCTTTTCTCTTTCATAAAATGTAATCCCGTTATATAAATACAATGAGATTATATTATAACGCATAAATAACTTAACGTGTAAACTATTTTTTCATGTTGTAAAGTATTTCAATTGTCTGTATTGCATATCCACTTTTAACCATGTCACCTGTACATCTGTATACGTCATAGCCTAGCTTCATTGATTCTGCATACTTCAAACAATCGCCCTCGAATCCTGACCCAGTAGTATGCCTTGACTTTTTTCCCCATGTTCCACCTTCAACCTCAACGGCCAGCATCAGTTCAGGCCAGGCTATATCAAAGCGCCATTTACGTGTAGGATGGAATTTGTACTCAATCACTGGCTTTGGTAGTCCAATTGCTTTAATCTGAAATAGTAGCGTGTTTTCTAGTTCGCTCATAGGTTTATTTTTCTAGCCATTTTTACCAGTTCTTCTGATAGCTCATAGCCGTTCGAAGTCTTAACCTTTCCACCACCTAACCTACTAAGTGTTGCCGTAGTGGTTTTGACTTTCCTAGACTCTAATAAGCGTTGTATTTCTACATAGCTTAAGCCTGTGGAGCGTATCTTTTTTAGTGCTTCTTGTAGTGTCATTTTGTTATACCATGGTGGTGTTCAATTGCTCTTGATATTTCGTTAAAATCATCCTGGCTGCAATATAAAAGAAATTCATCTTCTACAGCAATACGCTCCAATTCATCATCTGTTAAAGGCTGTTTTTCTGGTTTAGATAGGTACTCTTGTATCTCTTTGTGTAAATAAAAGCCTATGTCTAAATCGTCATTGATTGACATTAATTTTTTTAACTTTTTAACGCTTCTATTAAAAATAGTTTCATAATTTGCAGAATGAGTTTCTACAACAAAATTAATTGCAGCATGTACTTCAGCAGCTTCCTCCTCAAACCTTTCTAATAAATTACCTTTCCCATCAGGATGATCTCCTATGCCATAGGCTAACATTTTTCCGACTACTTGTTGTAATTCTCCAAGTTCTTCAGATAGCTTTGCAAGCCCATTTAATGCCATTGTCATATAATTATCCTCTTACATTAGTGTTATTTGTGATTCACTATACCATGTTTTTAATTAATGTAAAATAATTACATTAGTGTATTGACATTTAGAAAAATTCTGGAAAATAACCGTGTATGTAAAGCCATGCTAATCCGTTGTTTACACCAGGATCAATTCCAAGTATTATCATTTTAACCTCCCACACTTACAACCATTACATATTGTTTTATTTAAAATATTGTATGTGCATTGGTCATGAATATCGCCTTGTTCTGCTATGTATTCTTCAAGCTCTGATATTCTTCTATTTAATTTAAATATTTCTTCGTCAATATTTTCATAAGCTTTAAAATTTGTTTTTAAATATTCAAAAATTTCTAAATCTTCGTATTCTACTGAGTTGCTATTTAATAGCCTTTCATATGAAGTTAATAAATTTTCAAGATTTTTCATTTTCATCACCTAATATCTTGTTATAAACTTCCTCAATAGCCATATAACGCTCATGACTGGTTCTTTTATGCGATCCAGCTCTAAGCCTGAATAGTGTTGATTGCGGAGTTTTAAACGATGTTTCCAGCTCTTTTGATAGCTGGTAATCGTTTAATCCTTGTTGTTTTATTTTTTTAAGTAGTTCCTGAATTGTCATTTTTTATTTTCCTGTAATAATTCTTCTATCTCTTGAAACAATGTAAAAATATCAGCTTTTTTAAATGTTTCTATATTAGGGTTATAGATGATTTGATCCCTATCAAAAAGATCATTTAGTTGTTTAAGATATTCTCTTTCTTTGTTCACTTTACTACTCCTATTCCGTGATGTTTTTCAACTTCTTTAATTAAATCAATTATTGAAAAGTCAGATTTTCCATATAAAATATTATTGGCTATCATGTTGTTTATTTGTTCCACTGTTAACGATTTAGGTTCTGGATTTGCTAGTTCTTCTTCTATTTTTTCTATAATTATATCTACTGTTTTTGTACTGCAAAATACGTCTAAACGCATTTTCTTTAAATCTTCTTTTATTTCTTCTAATAATTCTCTGCTCATCTTATTACCTCATATTGTTATCCATTTCGGTAACATCACCGAAATGGTTGTTGTTTATACGTTTGCGGATTGTGTACTTTACTATACCATGTTTTTAACTTGTGTAAAATAATTCGTTAGCGTATTGACAAAGGTTATTTTTAGGTTTATCTTTATTACCAACAAAACAAAAACTTTTGGAGTAATAAAAATGAAATACAAATTGACTGCTTATTGCAAGCCTACACTTCAAAGTCCTGCTGGATTAGAAATTATTTATTTTACGGTTAGATCAAATGACATTCAGGTTATTATTGATTCTATGTTAGGTCGTGACCATTTAAGATTTGTTTTAACTGAGGAATAAGAAATGCGACCAAAACTAAACGAAGAAAAAATAAATAATTTCTTGTACGATTCACGCCTAAAAATGGCGCTAGAGCAATCAAAACGAATTAAGAAAGACTTACTACGTGAAAAGCGTAATCTATTCATGGTGCAGTTATTTTATGCTGTATCTGCGGTGTTTTCAGTACTTGTATTTGCTTTTGTATTCGGAGGATGGTGGCATGGAAACTAATTTAATAATAGCATCAGTGGTTTTTATAGTATTCGCTTTTATTATGGCGGTTAAACCTTCTGGCCAGTGTTCTGCTTTTGAACCTGCTGGGCATTGTGATAGACAAGTCTGGGATAAAGAATGATGACTAATAAAGATGATTTAGCATACCCAGGAAATAATTATAATCAAGGAAATGAAGCAGGACTAACAAAGCGCGAACTATTTTCTGCAATGGCAATGCAAGGTTTTAATTCTAATCCTGATTACAGCGGTTATGATATGTTTGAAATATCAAGATTCAGCGTAAAAGCTGCAAATCTTTTAATAGAGGAATTAAATAAATGATTTACACTAAAGAAGAATTCGACAAAGAAAGAGAAAATCTAGCGTGGTTGATAGAAGAAGGAAAAGGCAGGCAATTTACTTGCAAACAGTGCAATGACTTTCAAGCATCAGTATTAAAAATGCAATATCTTGGCTATTCATTGCATCAATCAAGACGTTTTACTTATGATGTACTTTTTTATTGAACAAACGCGGCCAGTGCGATAACTGGATAAGGTTTAGCATTGCACCTTATCTCCTAAAAGCAATGAGATGTTATATGTTTGAGCATATAACTCGTTGTTTAAATGTTGACGCATTTAAACCGTTTGACTCACGAAACGAGTTATTTTAAATATTTACTTGACTTTATTAATTCGTTATCGTATTATTTAATCATCTTATAAGTAGTCAGGTTCAGAACTGAGAGTACGAATCTATAGAACTTAACGGCCGTGAGATTCGGCCACTAATTATAAATTTATTGGAGAACAATATGAAATCAGAAAGAACGAAATCATTAATATTTGCAATACAGCGTCACCAGGCACAATATGACGTTGCAATAGGAAAGCCACCTAGAAAGACCAGCAAAACGTATACGCATCAGTATGCGAGATGCTATGAAGAACAAGAACGCTTGACTGGAAGAATGGTGCAATACGATGTCTGAGTTAACAGGTTTACAACTACTTAGAAAGCCTTTTGATAAATCTCAAATATCAAAGTTGCCAAAGCCTACAAAACCACAAACAGACGAAATAAAGGCAAATTTTAAAGCTGGCATTCGATGCGCTCTTTGTGGAGGATGGCATCACAAAGACGTTGTACATCTGGATTATGTAGGTCATGCTGCGCTTACAAATAGATTGCTTGATTGTGATCCTGAGTGGACATGGGAACCATTAAGCAAAGATGAAGCAGGGTTGCCGTTATTTGATAGAAATGGCGGTTTATGGATTAAATTAACTGTTTGTGGTGTTGCTAGGCTTGGATATGGTGATGCACAAGGTAAACAAGGCGGTGATGCTATAAAGGAAGCAATAGGAGACGCACTAAGAAATTCTGCAATGCGTTTTGGTGCAGCTCTTGACTTATGGAGCAAAGCAGACTTACATGCAGAAGAAGAAGTAAAGACAGAAAATAAAGTAGAAGAAAAATTACCTTTTTGCACAAAAGAGAATTTCGATAAAAATGCTGATTCATGGAGTGAATTGATTTTATCTGGTAAAAAAACACCTGAACAAATTATTTCAAGCATTGAGCATAAAGCAAAATTAACAGAAGCACACAAAGCTGAAATTTTATCTTGGAGTATGTAATGAGTAAATTAAAAGTAGATACAGAAACAGGCGAACTATTGACTGCTGTTGAAATGATAGAGTCATCAAAAGCACCGGCAATAATTATTGATATATCAGAAATTGCCGTATATCACAAAACACCTTTAGAGCTTGCTAAAAAGATTGAAAATCAAGCAGGTTTCATGGTGTTTGATGTTAAATCAAAATCAGGACGAGATGCTTGCCGGTCACATGCTGCAAACATTATTAAGTGTATTTCACCGGCATTGAATGAATCAAAGCGCCTGGCTGATGATGCAAAAAAAGTTATAAATCAGGATTTATACTTTCGTAAGACGTTTGAAACTCGTGTGCGTGAAATAGCAGACTATCACCGTAAACCATTAACAGAATGGGAAGAAGAACAAAAACGCATTGAAGAAAAAAGACTATCAGAAGAACAGCGTATAAAAGATGCTGCACAATATCAATCTGACTGGCAAGATGCAATCGACTTTGATGAGCTTTACACAATTCGTAAAGCTAAGCAACTGGAAGCAGAAAGACTTGAAGCAGAAAGACTTGAAACTTTACGCAAAGAACAATTAGAGCTAGAAGTTCAAGCAAGAATTGAGCGTGAACGCGCTTTAATTCAACGCCAAGAAGAAGAAAAGGCACAGGCCAAATTAAGGCAAGAGCAAGCAATAATTGAACGTGAATATAAAGAAAATATTGTTTATGAGCAAAGTAAAATTGCAGATAAAAAAATAATATTTGGCGAAATTGAAACAGAAAGAAGACCATCAAGACGCGCAGTTATTTTGCAAATTAGTCAACGTTTTAACATGATTTTAAAAGACGCTGAAAGTCATTTGATTGAGACTTTTAGAAATGGCTAAACGAATAAACTCTCAAGAAATTTCAATAGAAGGATTAATATGCATAAGAGAAGCAGTAAAGCATTTCAAAGTAAGCAGGTCAAAACTATTAAACGCTATGCATTTTTATGGAGATAAATCACCAAAACCTATAAAAATAGTAAACAAAGGGTTTTTTTATAACAAAGATGAGTTTTTAAAATGGGGTGCTGAAAACAATATAAAATACACTGCGTATCCTGATAAACCTTACAGAAGAAAGAGACAAAAAAATATTGTGGAACCGCCATCAAACTTTAATAAATTAGCTGTACAATTTTTAACATCAAAGAGAGTGTCAATATGAAACAATTAGCTCCAAAAATAGAAGTTATAGAAGTAGAAAATGAAGGATTAACGAGCTTACTAGGTGAAACTGTGACGTTTTTCTGTGCCGTATATATATATACAGGAAAATTAATCGGTGTAAATACTTCTTATGTAAAGCTTGAAAACCCTAAAATAGTCTATGAAACTGGCCCATTCAATACAAAAGAATGGAAAGACGCACAAGCATTGCCAAATGAATTATATTTGCAAACAGCAATGATTGAAAGTTTTGGTTTAGTAAAATGATAAATACAAGAAAAATTCAATATAAGTCTAGGTATATTTCTGGGTCTAGGTCTGTGTCTGGGTCTGGGTCTAAATCTAGGTCTTTCTCTTGGTCTGGGCCTTGGTCTTGGGCTTGGTCTGGGTCTAGGTCTGTGTCTGGGTCTGGGTCTAAATCTAGGTCTTTCTCTTGGTCTTAAAATAAAACCCTCCAACTAGGCATGACTAGATTATGCCGTTTTTTGAATGATTCTAACGAAAGGGATTCTAGATTACGTTAGTAGTTAGAGTCATTCAAAAAAAATTTTATTAATTAACCGGAGAACTAACAATGAAAAACTTCAAATACGCCTTTGCAATGACTGCGATGATCTTTTTATTTGCCTGTGCTATAGAAGGCGCAAAAGCAGATTCTAGCACATGGGCACATGATCCACTTGACGCTGATCCTGACTCTATAACAATTACAAGTTTATTTAGTCCAGTTCCCGTTACGCATAAGGTTAAATCTCAAGACTTTAGTATTGTATGTCCATTGGGTTCAAGAGTTATCGGCCAAGTATCACAAGATACCGCAGATGGTCATGCTAACTTTTTATCATACTGGGATCAGGTAGACCCTATTACTCGTGATGCAGGTTTATTCGGATTCGGAGGAAATCAAGGACCTGCATTCCCTGTGACGACTACTGTAAGAGTTCTGGAAACTGGAAACACTTTAAGCAATGTACAAGTAAGATTCCGTTTTGTTTGCAGAACTGTTGCTCCTGCCACCGTTCCTATTGTTAGCGTAATTCAAAAATAATTTACCTTTACCGCCGCCTGTCGGTTACAGGCTTTTACTTTAGGAAATATGAAAATGAATAAATTACTATTATCGTTCGCTTTATTTTTTGCAAGTTTTGTTGTAAGTGCTGATACGTTAACAATTGATGGTCAAGGTATTGCAACATATACGATGCAGATTGCTGTTACCCCTCTAAATTCATCTTTATCACGTACACATAAAGTATGGTGCCCTTCTGCTGTTGGCGGTCTTGCTGTAACTCCAAAAGAAACGGCTTTAGATACATCAAACTTATCTGGCGAAATAAGTTATTTGGCTTGGATTGATCCTATAAATTCAAGAATAAAACCAGTTCCTAGAATTGGCGGAACCACAAATAATGTAAAGGCATTGACAAATAATGCCACTTATACAGTAACAAGATTTGGAACTACTAATTCAGTTTCAAATCTTCAAACAGTAACGCTAACAATAGGCTGTTATAAGTCTGATAATTCAATTGTTCCTATTGCACCTATTATAGCACCTCTTAGCAATTTAAACGGCTATATTCAACCTATTAACTAAGGTAAAATAATGAAATATTTAATACTATTTATACTATTTTGTGGGATAGCTAATGCTGATGATAACCAGGTAATTGTAAAGTTACCAAATTCATCAACAAGCTATTCTAGTCTAATTTCTGAAATGACAGCAAAAGGCTGTTCACTATCAGATTTAAGTTTTATGAGGCTATCTGTTCCAGAAATAAACTATACATTTACATGTGCAAACTATACATTTATTCCGTCATGGGGAGGCCCTGCATTACATATATCTGACATAGTAAATGATAAATTTTCAACTACTGCTGAAAAAAATGAACTAATTACTGGACTAACTACTTGGATAAATTCTGGATTAAATTCATCATTTGTTGGCGTTAAAACAACTCCTAGACTTTTGACAGAAACAGGAATAAATAGCTCTCTTCCTGTAGCTCAAAATACAGGATTGCCAGCACCTGCTGTAGGATCTAATGGTTATGATGTCAATGCGCCTGTAGTTGGTATATATGATTCTATGCCAGCAAACGCATATGATACCGCAAGAACAAATGGTCAACTTGAAACATTATTAACGCCTTTCCCTAGTTATGATTCATTTCAAAACATGTTGAATAATTTGGTTACAAATGAATATGGACTTCATGGTAGCGAAATGGTTAACACGATACTTCAATATTCTAACGCTAATGTTAAAGGTTTCGACTATCGTTATGATCCATATGATGCTATTGAATGGTTTAAAAGCAAAGGCGTACAATTATTAAATTTAAGTTTGACAATGGACTCAACTTTAAATCAATTGCAACTTGATGCTATGATAGCAGCTGCTAGAATTGCCGGAATGGATATAACTCAAGGCGTTGGTAATTATGAAAGAAACCCTGATGGCTCTATAAATTGGGAGTTAACATGGGCTAATATGGCTAAATATGATAACCCATTTTCAACGACTGTTGGGGAAGTTGACCCGCTTGGAAATCCTGTTTCACCGTGTTATTTGTCTCCACAATTTGCAACAATAGCTGTTGATATAGTTGCAGTTGGAAAACATACAGTAGGCCAAAATAACACACAAATAAGCGGCTCATCGCTTTCAACTGCTGCTGTTACCGGAATGAAATCTGAAATGTTACGTAGAAATCCTTGGATGACACCTGACGAAATAGCAGCTGCAACCATTAATAGCACTAAGTTATTTAATAACAGACCTGTAAAAGATGCATGTACAGGATATGGTCCAGCTAATGGTGATGCCATGAATAAGTACGCAGAGAGAAATTTTACTAAGTCATGCTCGGATACTTCCTATACATCAAAAATCCATATTAATAACTGGGTAAATAGTGGATCATATTTAATGATACAACAAGGTATGACACCATTACAGGCTTGTACTGCCTATATTGGATCACCTACAACTAGTGCAAACTATAATTCTCCACCAGGAACAAATACCAATGCATATTATAGTTGCTTTAATGGCCTAACTCATACAGCTGATATTTATTTGCAATCACCGACTACTAACTGTAAGACATGGGCACCAAACTGGCAACAAATATTGCCAAAGCCAACATATTATTTTACTGCCAATGCAGGTCAACAATACAAAGATATTTTTGCAGAAGCATGCATTATAAAAGGCGGTTATGTTTCAATAGTTAATACAACAACATTATGCTCTACTACTCCAACATATACAGGCCCGCAATATTCTCTTGATATATGGGCAGATACTAATTGGCCTGGAAATAATGCGCCTGGACAATATTCTGCTTCCGCTTCCGGACACCCTTAACAACCAGCGCCAAGGATGGCGCTATTTTATCTTTGATAGTATATGCGGGTACAATTCTTTAGTAATAAAAACAATAATTGCAAGAACTATAATAAAAAACTGCATAGCAAGAGTTAAAAGCCAGATTAAAACGTTCTCAATCATTTCATAGCCTTAAATGCTTTCTTGTTGATTATATGATTGGTCTTTTTTTTTACATCAACCAGCGTATTTTCTACGGCGCTGATTCTCATATTCTCAACAAACTTAATCTCTAAATCATAAATTCTTTTCTGATGTTCTGTTAGAGTAACTTGCATTTGTGTCACATGGTCAAACATCTTTTCTATAGCAATAAACTTCCAAAAAGCACCAATACTAAACACTAACGCTATACTGGATGATCCACCTATTAACCAAGTTATCACGCTGTTACGGCCCAATACTTTGGCATTTTGGATATTATCTTCGTTTACCTTTTCCCTGAAAGCGTTTTCGTGATCCGTCATTCGTTTTTCAAGGCGCTCTATAATATTGGCAACCTTGATTGATTCTATATTATTTGTCTCTGCGGTCTTTGTCAAAATATCTGATATTTGCTTAATGTCATCACATATCTGTCTAAATACGTTGAGCGTTTCCCTTGATTCCGGAGTGCTAGCAGTTATAAAAAGTCTATCTATTGACTCTCCTAGATCGTCACGCCGTCTATTTTGTTCAATCATTAGCAAATAAACCTTTCTTTATCTTCGCAAAGCTTAATAATTAAACTGTAGGCTTCATCAGCATAGATTCCTATTGTGTCGGCTCTGTTATAGTCGGATATAAGAAATTCTTTAAAGAAGTCTGAAATCTCGGCTGTGTTGGCGGATGTTTCAATAATCTTGCCGGTATGGTTATCTTTGCTTGCTGTGACTGTACTACGATTGGTGCACAATCCGGAGCGCTGCACGCTGTGAGATTTAGCGTAAATAAGATCGCTATTAAGCTGATTAACTTCGTTTTGATGGTCATTGGCTTGCGTCTCCAATTGTTGCGCCAAGCGCGTGGATTCTTCCTGTTTCTGCATTGCTTTTTCGTTTAGTTCCTTTAAAGTTTTATCTGCTAAAATCTGTTTGTCTTTTTCAATCAATACACAATCATTTCTCTCAAGTGTTCTGCCTATATGATAAGGCGTATAAATAAGTGTTGTAACTGCTGCTATGATAGCTAACCACTTTGCTAATGCTGCATATTCACCAAACATAAATTAAGATTTTTACCATAAAGTTAATTAACATTAGTCTTTATTTAAGTAGTCGCCAAACATTATACATATGTACAAACCAAGTGCACCAATAACTATAAAAGAGCAATAAATGTCATTTAATCCAATATGAAAAATCATTTGCAGTATTTGCACTCGTTGTCTGGTTGAATTGATCTATTTATCAGGCTATTCATAAAATTGATAATCATGTATTCATCATTTTCTAGCAATCTCAAATCAAAATTTGATTCGAAGAAAGAGTCAATAGCGTGTATTGTATGCTCGTTATATTCAATCATAGTTTAAAAACCTTTCTGATAAGTTCATCGTTTTTAACTCTGAAAACATGTACCTCTGTAAAACCATGTCGCTTAGCTTCTTCAAATGCTAGCGAATAAACTTCTTTGCTTACCTGTCCGACAATACCTTTTAATTCAGCTATACCGTTTCCTTTTGGCTCAAGTATAGTATGCTGTACGTAATCAGGATAATTTTTATTAGAATCTGATTTTTTTATTAAACGCAAATGTATAGAGCCATTATTTATATACGCGCTGTTCCACTTCATGATAGATAAAGTCCTTTTTCTTCTGACCTACGCTTTACAAGTCCCTTTAAAACCTTTCCGTTTGCGTGTACCCATTTATCAAACTGTTCTGATGCTTCTATTACTAGTCCGGCAACAATCATCTTTCTAAGCGTAGAAGTTAAAAAAGCTCTATTGCCAATATTGAACGCAAAACAAACTAATGCATCAAATTGATTCTGATTAAGTCTCTCTGATATTGGATTGATAGCGGCTTCTGCAACATTGCAATCATATGATAAAATTTCAGTTGCTCGTCTTTCATCTATTTCAGTGAATTTTTCGCCGTTAGTGATTACGTGACCATAGCCAATAGTTAATTTACCGGCTGGACAAAGATAAGGTTTTGGTTGGAAAGACTCAAAATGTTTAATTAGATTAAGCCCTTTATCTGAGATTTTCATAACCATGCGGCCAGTAATAATGATGAAAACGCAACCATGAATATAAAAATATGTAACCCTGACATGTTAAAACGGGGCTGGATTTACGTACACAACGACCAGCCCCTTAACCTTTAAACTACTGGATTTGGAACAATAGCGGCAAGCTGTGCTGCTGCTGCTGAAATTGTAACTTGTCCGGCTGTAGCGGCTGCCACTGCATCAATCAAAGCTTGTGACACGACAACAGTTCCACCGGCTGCAATTTGAGCTTGTAAGTCCGCAACTTGTGTGGTTAATGCTGCAATGGAATTTGCTGCTGTATTCAATTGAGCTGGCAAGTTTGACAGTTCTGCCAAAGCTTCCGCTTGTGCGGCTGCTGCTGCTGCTTGGTCTGCTTGTAATTGAGTTAATTGTGCTGTTAATGCTTCTTGAGTTACTGACATAATAATCACCTTTTCTGTTAATTGTAGTATAGAATCTTGAAGTTGTTTGAATTGCTCGGCTGTTACGCCTTTAACGCTAAAATTAAATGTAAACATATTTTCCTTTGTATTACATTATACCGATGTAATATGACATCATAGTTACGGTAACATTATCGGTATAATTTCACCGCCCAGTAATAGACACAAAAAAGTTGCAGCTATCACTATTATAAAGTATTTCATAGTCTCTTGTCGTCTGTCGGTTCGCTGGGTAACACAGGCGCTTTATTAAAAGCTGAATCAGCAAGATACCCTACAGCGAGTATACCTATTAAATCGTGCAAAGTCATCGGCCATAATCCTAGGCCAGTCATGGCATAACTAAACTCACCAGTAACTATTGCAGCTATAGCATTTTTTGTTGCTTTAGGCTCAAGTTTTACATAATTTATTAGACTCACGTATGTGGTGTTATCCCAATAGCGTTTTTTAAGATAATGGCCCAACGCGCCGATAAAGCCTAATATGATAAAAACTAATGCGTTTAAATATTCGTTCATATTAATTAATTTTAACCAGATTAACTTCATTAATTGTCAACTGCATATTTGTATTCGCAGCTAACAAAACTTGAATATGAATTTGTGCATTCCATACTGCAATAGCACCGCCCGGATCAACTAATGTGAACTGGTCTGACCTCAATATTCCTGATGATAATTGAGAGCCTCCAGCCGAACCGTAGATTAATGAGTTATTTGTATCTAGGAAGGGGAAGCCTTTCTGTGCATGTGTTTCTGCTAGAGTATTTTCGTTCGACCTGTTAAAAGAAGCCGTAGCACCGACACACCAGTTCCCTGTAGCTACAACCGAATATTTAATTTCCGCTTGAAAAATGTCACCCGCCGACGGTACCTTTTGCCAAACTAATGATGCTGTCCCGGATGTGAACGTTTCTCCATAAGCTGTAGATGCTGACGGATTTGGTGCAGTTGGCTGTGTTCCTAGTATGCCTGGTACAGTGACTCTCCATCCTCCATTTGCCAATGCACTGGCAGATTGAAACTTATCTCCAATTCGGCAAGTGCCGCCAGTTCCAGGCCATACTAGAGGAAATGCCCATGGCCGTTGTTGATGAGTTGCTTGCACATAGCCTGTTAAGTTTTCAGCTCCGTTCATGCCACCGATTACAACTGTAAATGCTGGAGTACCAGATAGACCTACAGCATTAACCGTATTACCATTTACCGATAAATATGTAAAAGTACCTGATTGCAGCGAGTTTTTACCGACAGCAATCATGTTTGCGCCAGTGCCTGTCACGCCAGTTAGTGCAAAGAAATAATTTGTTCCCGATGCGTTGTTGCCTATTAAATAGGGGTTATCCATATACTGTTTGTGGCTATAAATATCATTATGTGGAATATTATAAGTAGCATTAGAGCAAAAGTTTGCTAAGCCTTGTGAAGCTACTGCATAACCTAGCTTTTGAGCACCTGTTATATTCGGATGAACACCATCTGATAAATCAGATAGCGTCATGAAAGAGTCTGTATTTATAAGTGCAATCTGATAACCCAACGATTGCAGATTAGCAATATAAGGGATAAGCCAATTGATCACATTGGTACGATAGGACTGAGGGGGCGTCAATGTATTAGTTGGCGTGATTACTATAACAGTTTTTCCGGCTGCTAGTGTGGTTTCTATAATTTGTACATAGTTTGACTTCATGGCATACTCGCCTATATTACTCCCACCTGCGTCATTTGGGCCTGGCTCAAATACCAATACATCAAAGTTAGCAAGATTGGCGGTTACATCGGCTGCATATCTAGCAAGCATTTGCGTCGTAGTGTTGCCTGATACACCTTTGTCAATAATTTTATTTAATGACTGGCTCATGGCTTGAGCAGCCCAAACAACATAGGAGTCAGACCCGGGACTTGATGTTTGAAATGTAGCATTGGTTGTATATTTAGCTGTTATTGACGTACCAAAAAATAAAACATTTCTTAGTGTTGTAATAATTAATCTGAATTTATTACCTGATGAATTAACAGAATACAAAGTCCCATCGGGTAATTGATAAACACCTAATGATGTAGATATATTTGATATTGATGAAACTTGCGTTATATCTACCCCTTGACTTGTTGAACTAGGGCTTACAGTATCTTTATATGCCATGACTTATTCCAGAATATTATTTAAAACGGTTAAAGGAATTTGACCAGATGATATATATCCATCAATTTCAACTGATACCTTGTTTTTTATGTTTGTTTTTATGGTAGTGAAAAATAGGTTTCTTATGTAATCACCGCCATTAATTAAGCAATCAATAAAACCTGCTTTTTCTTCGTCTGTTAATGATTCAAATACTGGCAAACAATCATCCCAAGTAATTGAGGAAAGTCTATTTTCTGTTTCTTTATCAACAATTGTATTTCTAATTTTCATTATGAACCATACATAACAAAGGATATTCTTACGCTATCAGCAAAAGCTACACCAGGATTAACTATTCTGAACCGATATGCTGTAGTAGTCGGAGCTGTGCCTGATGATCCCTGACATATACAATTTACCGTTCCATCTGTGCCTTGTGCTGTAATAACTACACAGTAGTTAGCTGTTGGCTGAGCTGATGACCAATTTATTGTATAATCACCCAATCCGTTCCTTGTAATGCTTGTTACGCCAAAACCAACAGTTGGCGCGTTAGTTCCTGCTACTGTCCCATCAAACATAGCCCATGCTTTAGTTATGTTTTTAGATACTGGCTCAGAACCGCCGCTAAATGTCTTTATACCTGTAATTGTTTCATTTTGAGTTTTCAATGCATCTGCGTAAGCAGTCGTAGCAACCTGTGTATTATTTGTTGCTGCTGCCGCCGTTGGAGCTGTTGGGATTCCGTTTAATTTGGCATTATTTATTATACTTAATCCATCATAAATATTTGTACCATCTCCATACAACAAAATAGATCCTTTAGCTAAAGGAATAGTTATGCCTGTACCAGTTGCATATTTTATAGTGGTTGTAAATGATCCAGTTGTTTGGTCATTTATAATCCACCATCTCGGCAAAGTTGGCAGAATTACATTAATACTAGCCGTTAGAACTCCGGTTAAAACAATATATTGTCTCGATGAAACTGCAAGGCCAGGCGTAACATCCACACCGCCCGCAACGCTTAAACTAACCTCTCCGCTTCTTCTTTCAACAAAAAAAGTGTTTGCTGCCGTTGTATCGTTGGTATTCCCTAGCTGAATTGGTACTATAGGAGATCCTGTAAATACAGGGCTAGCTAATGGTGCATAGGTTGCAAGTTGACTAAATTGAACGGCATCACCAGACACAGTTCCAGAAGCTAAGTTAGTTATCTTATGTCCTCCCATCTGTATATTGTTAGTCGGTACAGTTTGCCCGTCTGCTGCGATACTATTTGTTATTTCAGCTCCAATGTCATTGACAACTGAGTTATATTTGCTTGAATCTATAACCGTACCAGTAACCGCCGGAAAGGATGCGCCTGGGGCTGAATAGCTGCCTGAACCATTGCGTGCCATTACTAACAGCCCTTCTTAGTTGGTTTCTTGCCTGGCTTCATTGGAGTGGGTTTATTTTTCATTGTCTTGTTTCCTATTATTTAGTATAGCATTAATAATTGCTGGTTTTACGCTATCAGGTACTTTACTTATTGCATTTTTAGCAATTTTAGCACCTTGTCCTGTTTTAACTGCCAATTCACCCATTAATCTAGGGGATTGAGTCAACATTGCTGGTATTACCAAAGGATTTAATGTGCCTATTCCTATCCCACCTAAACCACTAGCAACAATGCCGCCTAATCCCCTTGGTTTTACTGAGTTTAAAGCTTGTCCATTTAACATAGTCATTAAATTATCAGCACCATTATTTTCTAATAATTGAGCCAAAGTAACTCTATTCCCGTAATTTGTATTGGCATTGTTACGTGGAATAGCTAATGCTTTTCTTAATGCGGTTGAGTCAGAAGTATTTTCCCCTAAGCTTAATTCTTTTGTTATTTCTTTTCTAAGCTTAATGTTACTTTGTGTCTTTTTCATTAATTCTGCATACTTTGGAGCTTGCTCGTCAATGGCACCTTTTATAGAATTATATACCATATTTGCTGAAACTCTTGCTGGAGTTCCTGGCATATATTCTTCGCGTATGTTTCCTATTTTCTTTTTTAATGCATCTAACCCTTCAATTGTATGGGCTTTAGATGGATCAAATCCTGGATTAAAACCATTTGCTCTTCCGCTCCATTCTTCAACAGCTTTAGCTATTTGGTCTTGAGCTTTTGCGGCCTGTTTATTTATTGAATGACCTTCATAATTGCTTACATTTAAAGCTTTTTGTGATGCTTGTTCAATAGGTACATAATTTAAAACGGTTCTATCTTGTTTTAATGCATCCAATGCTGTTGTATATTCTTGGCTATGTTGTTTACCAATATTTGACAACGCTTTCTTTTCAAGATTTACAATATCAGTTTGTGGTATTTTATCACGCATACTATTTAAAAATGCTTGTAACTTATCGCCGCCAATATATCCAGATCTAGCTGCATCTTTTATAGTTTCTCCCCCTGTATGAGTTCCAAGTTCACCGATTAAAGTTCCAAGGACACTACCTGATTTTTTTATTATAGTTGGCAATACTCCAAAACCGGCAGATAAGCCACCAGTTAAAGCGCCCTGAGTTAGCCTTTCTTTTACGTCACCTGGCGTGGTAGCTGCTGTTAATGCAGCTTGCTGAACTGCACTAGATAATAATCCTCCACCTGGCAATATTGAATATTTTGCTATTTCACCGGACAATTTTCCTAGCTCTCCCGCTATTCCAGTAGCATTATTCAGCCCTTCGTTGGCATATTTATATGGCAATGCGCCACCTGTTAAAGCTGATACACTTTGTAATGTATCGCCACCAATACCCGACAAAAAACGACTTAACGCGCTCTTTTCTGGCTGTTCTGTGGATAGCAAATCTTTTGGCTGCTCTGCCAATAAATCTTTAGGCATTATTTACCCAACCTTTTTTTAACTTCTTCAACTGTTATACCGTGTATTTTAGCTGTATGCTCTAAATCTGCATGACTGTATCCGTTTGTAGTATCTTTATTATCGTTAATATTTACTATTGGATTTACAGGAAACTTCATACCAGACTCAACTCCTTTCTTGGCCATTTCATTGTGCGCTGTAACTTTATCAAGAAACATTTGCTTCATATCGTCTATTTTTTGTATTAAAGCATCCGGATCTGTTCCAGGATTACCAAAAGCCTCCTCCATTTTTGCTTGTTGTTGTTGAGACGGTGAAGCATCGACACTTTTAAGTAACGACATAATTGGCTGAAATAAATTTGTTTTTAATTCTTCAACTGCTGTTAATGATGGGTTCTTTTTGCCATTAATTGTTTTCATTGCTTTTGCTAAATTAATCCGAGTATCTGCAAATGTTCCCATTAATGGCCTTGCATTTTCTATAGCTGCTTTGGCCCTATCAAAAGCCCCCATCTGTACCTTTACATCATTAAATTTATTGTAACTATCAATAATAGATTTTTGTTGCTCTTGGTAAGCTTTTTTATCAGACTCTATTGATGATAAATTCCCTTGTTTACTTATGTCATTTTGTGAATTTATAATGGCTTCCTTAGCTTTTGCCGGTAAAACTGCTTCCGCTGCCGCCGCTGCTAATGCTGCTTTTTGATTAGGGTCATTTTCTAAAGCTTGTGCGGGGGTTAGTTTCATTTTAAGCGGGTTATCTATTCCCATCTTGTCATAAACCATTTTTACATAATTTTCCATTTTTGGTGTAATTGCTCTCTTACCAGATGCAACTTGGTCGGCACCTGTTAACCCTATGTTATGTGATAAAATAGCTAGTCTTGGGTCTTGGTATCTTGACAATCTAGCCTTGTTTAATTCATTCATAAATGCTGTTTCTTGTTCTGGACTTGCACCATTTAAGCCGGCATCGTTTCTAGTACCGTCAGTAAATTGATAAGCGCCTGATGCTGTAGATGTTGGGCTTTGTGCATTAGGGTTATTATTTGATTCTACTGCACCAAATGCTTGCGTTAATCTTTCATTAAATGGAATATTTCCCGGAATGTCGTTATTCTGTGTAATTGCTTTTTTAGGGCTTGGGATAAATTCTTGCCCATTATTTAAATATTGAATATCATTCGGAACATTGGCAGAATCTTCAATAACTGCCGCCGATGGGTCGCTGCCGAATCTTCTCACATGCAATTGATTGTCTTTACCCATAACAACCATGTTTGTCGGCTGGTATCTGTTAGGGCTTTGTTGTTGCGCTTTCTGCATTTGTATCTTTATGGCTTCTTCTGGATAACCAGCCTTAACTAATTCCCCAGGCAAATCACCAGAATTAAAATTGATTGATCCAAGCTCTTGCAATCTTTGTGCTTTCAATGCTGCTTCTTTCTGGCTAGCTTTCTTACCAATATAAGCACCTGATAATTGCTGAGCAATTTTAGACACTGCGGTTAATGGGCTAACAGGAATGACATAACCGCCAGCCATTTGTGTAGTATCAATTGGCGTACTTCCTTGCTCCATAAGCATTTGTGCTATACGCTGACGGCGTTCAATCGCTGCTTGATCTTGTAAGTATTGCTCTTGATTCATTTAGTCCACCGTTTAACGGTTATAGGCTTAATTCTGTTTTTATTAGAGTCCATGATTATTTGCGCTAATTGTTGCTGCTTCGTCTGTTCTAAATTAGCTTGATTTGGATTAGCTATTTTCATAATATTAGAGCGATATTTATCAAATTTATTAGCTTGTTTTGCTGCATTGACTATTTTATCCAATGCGCTTGTACCTGCGCCTGCTGTACCCAAACTAGCCAAAGATGGCGTCAATGCATTAGTTGCCGCCGCTGTTCCTGCTGCGCCCAATGTACCAGAACCAAACGCACCCGCTGCTCCACCATAAGCACCAGACGCAAAAGCTGGCGTTATTGCACCCGCCCCAACTAAACTTCCTGTCGTTGATCCTGCCGCGCCTGCGCCTGCTGCTGCTCCACCATAAGCCAATTCTGGTGTAATCGCCGCCGCTCCTGCTGCACCTAATGAAGAAGTGCCACCCGCTGCGCCTGCTGCGCCGCCTGCTGCAGGTGCTGCCGCTGCCGCTTCTGAGCCTTGAATAGCCGATCCTGCTGCTCCTCCTGTAAAATAAGTAGCTGCTGCAATTGCTGCTATATCACCGCCGTGATTATTCCACCATGATTGATATGCCTTGTGTGTTTCTGGATCAACATGACTTAGTGTTTGTCTAATAGGATCAGCCTGACCTGGCCCCGCTGCTTCTGCACTCAATACCGGAGCCAATACCCTATTAGCACCCGTCAAAACGGTATTCATCAAGGCCAGCTCGCCTGTAGCTGGACTTGATCCCCAATTTGTAGGGTCAACGCCAAAGGTAGAGCCAACTAAACCGCCAATAGCAGATTTATTTGGATCTTGCCAACCTTCCCTATAATCTGGGGTTTTTGTATAGTCTACTTTTCTCATTATCTACTTAAAGCCGCTGATCCTAAAGAACCAATTAAACCGGCACCAGCTGATACATTGCTGTTATACGATGCTTGATTTTGATTATACTGATTTTGATTAGCTTGGCCTTGCTGTACTTGTGCATTAAATACCGGAGCAGCTCCAACTTGCGCCCCTGGCTGATACCCTAACGATCCGCTAAATGGGCTATTTATTTGTGATCCTGACGCTAAAGCGTTAACCTCATTCAAAGGCGTTTGACGTTGTTGCATCATTTCAAATATAGCTTGATTGCGTGCATTTTGGTCTATACCGTAATCAGCCTGCGCAGCGCCTGTTGCGTTCAATATGGCTTGTTGTCGAGCGTCATTATATTGACGGTCAATGCCTGCCATTGCTGTTTCATAGGCTGGCGTACCTGGGCGTATACCTGCTGCTATTAATTCGCTATTTTTAGCCGTTCTTTGCCCTGCTGTATCAGTATTAACTCGACTCATTGCTGCATCTATAACGTCTTGTCTTGCTTTAACTGAACCTGTTGGCGCTGGCCCTAACTTGCTATAATCTAGTGGCGTACCTAGTGCAGACTGTACTTGATTAGCAGAAGTTATACCGGCATTAGATAGCGTCTCTTTAGCTGCGTTATTAGCATCAAATATCTTCTTCTGTTCAGGACTAAGCGTCTGATTAATAGTTGGCTCTGTGCCTTGTGCACCGCCCCATGTAACCGTTTGTGATCCATACGGATTGTTAACAGTTGGATTATTAATTTTACCCGTTGCAATAGCTGCTTGCAAATCGGCCGCGCCTTGTGCTTGTGCGGCTCCTACGTAATCCGGCGCTGCGGGAGCTTTAGAACCGCCCATATTTTAACCTCGGTTTATAATTTAGTAATTTAGCGTTATGTTTGTCTAAAATCCATGTATTTAAGTCTCCTTCTAATCCGGCATCAGGTATGCTATGTGCCAATCTAAAACCTGCGTGTTGCGCTATCTTATCGGCCTTGTTCATGGAGTCAGTTACACACATCAACATCTTTACTCCGCATTGTACAAATGGGTAATAAAAAGCAAACCACATAAAAGACATTGGAACATAACGACCTGCTAATTTAGCAATGTGCATATGCATAGTCTTTCCCGTGTACCACCCATAACCAATAGCCGCTATAAGATCTCCATTTGACTCGTAACCGATACAAATTTCTTCGACATGGGATTGCCCGCCATGCTCCTTTAAAAAGGCTCTACAACGATCATAGTCGTTATCTATAATCATGTTAACAGGCCTCCTGTATCGTACATGTAATCAGTAGACAACCATCTAACCGAATATTGTTTAGTTGATACCTTAATCTTTCCTGATATATAAAAACCAGTCCATGCATTGACGGATTGCCAGTCTTTTATAATTTGTAATGATGATCCACCCCACAAAGAAGAATCCCACGTTCCAGAATCCCATAATGATGAGTTTGAAGAAGTTACAACAGGATTCCCGACTATTTCTTTATCTTCAAAATCAACATCAGCGTCCATAAAATAATTCACCGGCCCATCTGCTTGCAACATAGGTCGCATTAAATTAATGCTTTTTAATGTTTGTGTGCCAAACATGCCAAAGGCTGTTTTACCATAAGCAACAATATTACTTCCTATATCAGAAACTCCCGTCCATGCATGAATAACCGAAGTACCCGAACAATAATATAATTCGTCATTAAATACAGCGAAATCCTCAGCATTCCATCCGGTAAATTTGCACCATGCTAACGTGATAGTATTCATGACGTACTGCTCATGTAATCCATCTTCAACATGCGGAATATTAACAACCACCGCATTTTTTGCAGGTACTACAACAGAGCACCAACCAAAAATTGAACCGTACAAAGTTGCTGATTGATTAAAAATTGTTTGTATCTTTCTTGATACAGCACCGGCATAACTTGATCCTGTTGCCTGGGTAATGGTATTCATTGCAAAAGCTCCTGACTGAGTTAAAATAACTAGGTCAGATCCTTGTTTTACTATGCACTTACGGCCCAAAGGGATACCAGTCTTATAAATGCCAACTAATCCCCATGTTGATGCGCTTGATGGATCAGAGCCACCATATAACAAAACTTCACCCTTTGATGTAACAAATACCATCCTATCATCTGGGCCAATGCCTGGGTCTAATGTCCATGATGCCATAGCCATCAAATAGCCGCCCATTTGAGCAACACCAGATAAATCAAACTTAACTAATAACCCACCCGCTACGCCTGATGGCAAGTACCAAAAAGCCAGTGAACTATTCTGTAAAAACATCAATCGACCTTTAAATATCGTTAGCCCAACCAAAGTAGTGGTAGTCAATCCAGTCAAAGCTGGTACGCTTACGCCATCGACTGCAACCCAAGTCGTACCGTCATAATAAAGTGGTTTATCGACACCATTAACGGCTATTAACCATTGATTCGTACCGTCACCGAACATAGTCCATTGATGCTTACCATTTGTTCGTGCTGCTACGGATGCGCCTACAGCACCGGCACTAGATACGTTATAAACTCCACTAGCAGTCGAACAAAACATCTTGTTTGTGCCTGTGATAGAGTTATGAATCATTAAAGTTTTTCCGTTTCCTGTCATCCCTGTAGCGTGTGACGTTGAGCCGCCGCGTATCTCACAATATCCAGTTTGAGGGAACCAGTTTTCAAGCGTTAATGCTTCTGTGTCTTTCATGTCGGCAATTGCATCAATTGCATTCCATCCACTAACAGGCGCAGGGATAGACTTAAAAGAGCTTGATTGCCCTCTATTTGCAATTTTAGACTTTGCCGCCGCCCTCATGGAACTGTCCAGTTTCCATTAGGAATATAAATGCCTGGCGCTTGATGTATATGTTCAAAGTCGGAATGTAATGTTTTTCTACCACCATCCCTAGCAATAGCATCTTTCACTTGATATTCATAGTTATTAAAAAGCTCGCTATATTCAAGCCCTTTTTCTGCTGCCCATCTCCAACGTAAGCCAGATAGCAATAATACTTCTGGTATCCTGAACGTATCAGTATCAGCCGTAAAAGAATCTTTTGTGGTAGTTCCATCAACATCAAGAATCCAATTATCGGACTGGTATTCAAAAGCAAATGTATGACTAACTGCCGGAGCTGGCAAAACTAATAAATGATTGCCTCTTAATCTAAATTGATAGCGTGGCCCTGTATTCGATATAGCTTTAAGACCTTGCCAATCTTTATCAGATAAAGGCCCCAATACCGGCAATACATGAGTACGATCCCATAGAGTCTCGTTACGAATATAGTTATACCCTGGCGCTAGGGTTTCAATACTTCCTTGATCCTCTAATCCATTTGTCGTTATAACTGCTTCTGTCTGTAATCCGTTCCAAGTATGACGCGCTGCTAACGATTGCCCTTCTTCTTCGAGCAAGGCCATCATTTGAGTAATACGGCCGTCTGTTGTTCCTACTACTGTGTTTGTAGTAGGAAGCCCGAAGCGCTGTAATACTTTTTGGACTAAACTAAGAAGCGTCATAGTCGTCTAGTAAATCATCAACTTCGATAGAATGTCTTTCTGTTTCTTTTGGCAATGCCTCAAATTTAGACATTAGAATCTCAAGGTTCTTTTTAAGCTCTTCATTTTCTTTTTTTAGCTGTGCTATTTCAATAGAAACTGATCCTGATTTTTTAAGACTTAATAACCAAGCTTTGGCCTTATTCTTTAAGTCAACTGATCCCATGCCTATGCGCTTTAAACCTTCATCATTAACAGCCGCTAACTGCTCAACGGTTAAAATATGCATCTTTATCAATGTTTCTTGCTGTGCTGGGCTAATAACGCCCCAGCCTTTGATAGCTATACCATCTAAAGGCAATTCTTGCCCCTTTTTAAAGTAATCATAAGCTTTTTTGTAATCACTAACCCATTCGCTCGGAATGCGTTGATTTTGTGCATCCTGCTCAATCTGAGAAAACCAAGCCGCTACTTTTTGCTTGAAAATATCTTTTGAATAGGGCGGAGTAACAAATACGTAATCCACATCGGTAGCAACATAATGCCCTTGCCTTAAAGTCTCAGATTTGTTTTCTACGGCTTCCCTTTGAAATCTAACAAAAGGCTTTAAAGGGGCGTCTTCTTGTCGTACTGATAACATAAAATTCCTGAATTAATTAAAAAACTGGCCCCGAAGGGCCAGAGCGGATATATAACTATTAGGTTACTATTTGCATGCAGCTAGGGCGGTTAATAATACCAGACCCATAACCGGTATAAGTTCCAGTCATAGTAATGCCACCAGATCCAGTTGATAGCTTGTCAACTACTCCAACAGATGAACCCATTAAAATGGTACGTCCGTCTGGATTAAGTTTAGCTGCAACCGTGGAGACTGGAATACCTGTACCAGAAAGAGCCATGCCTAGGAAAGCACCATCATAACCGCCTGAAACAATCAATACAGAACTACCTGTAATAGTAGTTGTATTTGCGAATGTTACAGTACCTGTTGCTGATACCCGATTGCGAATACCTATAACCTGTTTGCCTGTAGCGGTAGCACCTAAAATACCAGCGGCAGCAATAGCTAAAACGCCATCAGCTGCAACAGTCGCATTTGTTTTGTAAACTGCGCGCCCTGATATTTGCATCCAGCCATAAGTTCCGGCTGCCATTGGCGCCATTGCAACACCAAAACTAAAACCTTGGGTTACAGTAGAAGGAAGCAAAACACCTGTAAATGTCTCATCTAAGACAACAACAGAACCCTTTAAAATAGCATCATTAGATTTGAAATAAACAAAGAAAGCGCCGCCCCAATAAGGGTCAACGGCTGCCACTTCTAAGCCTAAAGCGTGTCTTTGTGTTGTATCAGGTGCAAACCAATCGTTGAAAGGCTGTGCACCTGCATAATGTACGGGAGAGAACATAATTTTATTCCTATTCAGTATTGAAAAAGCCCCACCTAAGCAGGGCTATTTGTTATTAAGGCAATATGACGCCTTGTTGGAAACGGTTAGAACAAGTTAAGTTGCCCATCCATAGTATCGGAATAACCGCACCGTCTTGGTTAACTGGTCTTTGTTCTGGTATCTCTGTCAAATCAGCGTCTTTGTGAACAACAAGTTTTAAATACTCAGTATTCAAAAAATACATATGATTTGCAGGAATACCGCTGTTACCATCATAGAGAACATCAGCGTTTTTATACTTAATAGCAACGATACCAGCATCAACACTATCAAAAGACATATATCTTTTAAATGATGTTTGTGACGCTTCAAAAAATGAATAGAAGTTATTATCAGCAACAATCAAATCAGGACAATCATCTGGGCCTCTGTCTAATTGTAACCACAAAGGAAGCATTGCAGAACCTTCGATAGTAGTTGATGAAATAGTCACAGAGTTAACAGATAAGTCAAAAACTTTGTTTTGCCAGAACGTCCAAACAGAAGAATCAATACCACCGACTGTACCAGTGCCAACATCAGAAACAATTAACTGCAATCCACCAATTTGATTGCTCAATGATCCTGAGCTATACAAATCAGATGAAAAGTTATTGTTAAATGTGCGGATAGCATTTTTCATTCTGGATTTAGCCAGATTGATAATGCGTGAATCACCAGAGTTGATACGCAATTCACGGCCAGAAGCTACAACGTTAATAGCAATTTGACGCCATTGGTATTCAGCTGCTGAAATAACATCAGACTGAGATATGTTTAAAGTATCCCAATCGCTGTATCTTTGGTAAGTGGAGTTTTGTGCATAATCGAGTGGAGTAACGATAGAAGTACCGCCATCCTCAGTAATATAGTTTCCTTTCTTCATAATGCGTTTAAATAACGCGTTACGATTCGAAACGTTGTCTTTGATTTCTTTTCTGTGTTTTCTGAACGTGGTTGAAACCAGTTCGGTAAAAGTACTTGATGGGCCTGCCATAAATAAATTCCTTTGAAGTTGAATAATAAATAGTCTTTAGACTGTTTAATCATCCCACGCCGCTGGAACCTGTCAGGCCCGTATAAGCTTTGGTTAGATCGTTATACTAACGGTTTTCTGTCAGAAACGTT